ATTGATACCTTTGTGAAGACTAGACGAGGATATCAGGTAACAGGCGTAGAAGGTTTTGTTGCTATTGATAAACTCAAAGGTGGAGCAGTTAAGTTAGTCGACCGTATGGAATTTTCGGCAAACAACTTCTCTCCTGACGTGATAAAAGGCTGGGATAAACCATCCCGATCCTAATGGAAAGAGCGGAAACAAATGTTAAGTTTTAAGAGTTACATACCTGTTCATGAAGAAGCACTCCAAGAAGTGCTCAGCATTCAGCAACGAATGAAGAAGAAACAGGTTATGAGAAGAAATAAAGCCAAGATTGCTATGGGCCGCAGGCGCGCAGCACGTAAGATGGCATCCGCAGAAGTCCTTAAGGGTAGAGCACAAAAGCAAGCCAGAAATCTAATAGTCAAAAAGATTCTTAAGAACAGAAGCAAGTCCGATCTATCTTACGGTTCAAGAGCAGCTCTAGAAAAAATGGTAGCCAAACGTAGAGGTGCTATCGATAGAATTGCGCGGAAACTCCTACCGAAAGTAAGACAGAAGGATCGCACTAAGCTACAGAACAAAGGTAAGTAAAGTGCAGTTCAAAAGTTTTACTCAATACGTCACAGAAGAGACTAAATCTATCACAGTAGCGTGGGGAAGGTATAACCCACCAACCATTGGCCATGAGAAGCTTATGGACACTGTAGCTAAGATTGGTAAAGGCGGAACATTCCGTATCTACGCCTCACAAACTCACCAGAATCAAAGAGACAAAGAAGGTTACTATAAGGATCCTATTCCTTACAGAAACAAGATTAAGATCATGAGAAAGATGTTTCCTAAATACGCTAGGAACATTATGTTTGCACCAAAGATCCGTACAATGTTTGATCTTATGAGTACCTTGTACGACGAAGGTTTCACTAAGGTTACTATTGTTGCCGGATCTGATCGTGTTACAGAGTATGAAGTCACTCTTAACCGATATAATAACAAAAAAGGTAAACATGGTTTCTATAATTTTGATGGTGGAGTCAATGTAGTATCGGCCGGTGAAAGAGATGCCGATGCTGACGGCGCATCCGGTATGTCAGCTTCAAAGCTACGTAAGTATGCAGCCGCTAACGATCTAAAGAATTTTACAAAAGGATTGGTGAGAGGATATGGCGATGCCCAAGGACTATTTAATACAGTCCGTAAAGGTATGGGCCTTAAAGAATCATACGAGTTTAGATCACATATTCAACTAGAACCAGTATCCGAAGAAAGAGAAGAATACGTAAATGGAAACCTTTATAAAGAAGGTGACCTAGTTGTAGTTAAAGAGAACGATCAGATTGGTACTATCTTGTTCTGTGGTTCTAACTACGTACTTGTAGAAATGAATGGCGGTAAATACCGCAAATGGATTAGTGATATCGAAAGACTTCCTGATGCTATGCAAGAAGGAAGAGAAGATCCTGATATCGGACATAAGAAAGGTTCACAACCTGCCTCATATCACGCTGGCCTAAAGAAGTCAACCAAACAAAAGCGTGATGCACAGTTTAAGAGACAGGCGAAGATGGATGACGACAATCCAGCAGCTTATAAACCAGCACCTGGTGATAAGACTGCAAAGACTAAACTCTCCAAACATACTAAAAAGTTCAAACAGATGTATGGAGAAAAAATGAATCAAGACAGAGCGAAGGCTAGAATCGAAAGAGAAAAGCAAGCTGATAAGCGCAAGCACGATCGCATGTTAGACAGAGCTCGTCTTAGAGATACACTTAAAAAAAATAGGAGCACAACGGCATGAAAACTTTTAAGGGTTTTGTAATTAAAGAAGATGCCACAAGCACCGCCCTGAAGAAAAAGGCTGAAAAGTCGGGCATGCCTGTTGGTATTCTTAGAAAGGTCTACAACCGTGGAGTAGCAGCTTGGAGAACAGGTCATAGGCCTGGGACTACTGCAGCTCAGTGGGGTATGGCAAGAGTTAACTCATTCACAACTAAATCCTCAGGCACTTGGGGTAAAGCAGATAAAGATCTGGCCGCAAAGGTAAGGGGGTAAAAATGGATCCAGCAAAACACGTATCAATGAACAAAGAAACAGGCATGTACTGTGTATATAATAATAAAGGTAAAAAAGTAAAAGAGTTCAAAGATAAAAAAGATGCAGTAGCATACGCTACTAAGAACCATGATGCTCTTATGAAAGAAGTTAACACTGCTGATAAGAAACCTCAAACATATAGAAAACCAGACGGTAAAATGGGGACGAGGATGGTACCAACAGATAAAGAAGTAGTAAAGGAAGGCACAGAGGTTGGTGAAACCAAGTGGGCTTCGGTTAATATGTTTGCAGGTGGCGATAAGTTTGGTGGACGTGGAGTTCAGATTAGTGGACTAAACGGCAAAGGCGCAAGCAATATGGAACTCGTTAGACAAAAAGGCGCATATATGCAGCTTCCGTTAAAAGAAGTTCCTAAGTTGATTAAGCTACTTCAAAAAGCTGTTTCAATGAAAAATGAAGAAGTTGAACTCGATGAAGCTATGACACCGGCTCAGAAGGCTGCACATCAAAAAGCAATCGCAGCATTCAAGGCAAGAGGTGGTAAGATTACTAAGCTTCCTCCGGGCAAGGCTGCAGGTTACCACGGTAAAGAAGATCCGGGACATGGTGTCCATGGTATGTTGAGCAAGCCAGACTCTGGCAAGTTTAATACCAAGAAGAAGGTAAAGTCTATGACCGCAGATACTCAGAAAGAAGACATGCAGGTCTATAGAATTGGTCATTCAAAGGTACAGGGTAACGTTCATGCCAGAGACGAAAAGCATGCTACCGACATCCTGAGAAAGAAAGGTCTTAAGGGTCCTATCAGACTTACACACAGAGGTCCTGTTGCTAACAGACGTATGAGAAAACCACTTAGACCAAATGAACAAACAAACGTTAAGGAGAGCGTAGATATGAAATCATTCTTTGACGTCAGAAGAGCAGCTACTCTTGACGTAAATCAAATTGATGAGTACATGGGCGGAGGCGGAATGAGCGGATTCCAAGGCCAAGCTAATAGAAACAAGTATGGTGAACATGGGGCTAATCCACACGTACACGACGCGCACGCTACGGCCGCGTACAAGAGTGGTATGAGATCTAAATCGGCTATTGTAAAACATGTTGAAAAACAAACAGGCCAAAAGATTCATCCAGATGTACATAGAAAAATCCATAACACCACAGGCATGAAAGACTAATGATAACCTTTCGTGAGTATTATGAAGTAGGAACTAAGGCTTACACTGCCCATACCAAGAAGATGACTCCTGGGCAGAATGAAAAGCTTGATCCTAAAAAACATGATGCTGGTGATTACATAAAAGACTTCAGAAAGTCTAAGGCACCTCAGTTTAAAGGTAAGTCAAAAGCCAAAAGAGATAAGATGGCTGTTGCAGCTTACCTTGATGCCAAAGATAAGATGGATGAAGGTACTGGCAAAAGAGCTGGTGAAACGTGGGAAGCTGGTTATAAAAGACGAGTTGTAAAGACTACTGATCCCGAGCATAAAGAAAAGGGATACAACTGGAGAATAAAAGGAAAAGAGCGAAACAATATCTCTATTAAGTTATACAAAGAGAAACCGACACAAGCTCAATTCAATAAACAAATGAAGAGGGTAGCAGGACATGAATTCGGTGGATAAGTTTAACAGCTATAGAGTGGATGAGATTGATAGGATCTGCGAAGAGTGTGATCTCTACGAAGACCTTACAGTTGAAGCTGCAGAGTATAAGGGTCGCAAGGTTAAACTAAATGATCCTAGTCGTTCTAATGATGGTAAGAAAAAGTTCTACGTATATGTTAAGAACGAAAAAGGTAACGTGATCAAGCTGGGTTTTGGAGATCCAAACATGGAAATCAAGAGAGATGATCCAGCAAGACGTAAGAGCTTTAGAGCTAGGCACAACTGTGATAACCCAGGACCAAAATATAAAGCAAGGTACTGGTCATGTTATCAATGGCGTGCTGGTGCTAAGGTAGATAATTAATAAGGTGTCAAAAACTTGACAGGAGAGAATGTCAAATTATTGTAGGTGTCAATTTGTTGACAGTGGCAAAAAGACGGTTCGAGAGGGATAAATAATATCATGGCTTCGAAATTAAACGAAAATACTGAGGTAGCACTTCCTCTTCGTAATATCATAAGTATGATTGTAGCAGCTGCTGTTGCTACTTGGGCATATTTTGGAATTATTGAACGTCTTAACCAGATGGAAACGAATATTACTATGATGGAATCCGACTTGGATATGAATACCGAGTTTAGGATAAAGTGGCCAAGAGGTGAA